GAGGTTTTAACCGTCCCAATCATCAACAATGGATGCTAAGTCTTTGTCTTCTTCTTTTGGTGCCACGGACTTCTTCTTAGCGGTTTTCTTAGGTTGTTCCACCGGAGCTTCTTCTGCGGTATCGTCTCCAAACAAGTCATCAGATACTACAGGAGTTTGAGCTTCGTTAACTTTGGCTGAAGCAACATTTGCAGGGGAGACAGTTTCAAAGGGGTTGTCACTATCTAACTCAAACCCATCTGCTACTACACCGAACGGAGATGACGCTTCCATAGGTAAGTACTTAATTACCTGTACAGCACGTAAGCGTATGGATACACCTGCTCCACTTATCATATTATACGGATAGAAGGTAACAGCAACATTAGCCGTACTGCCCGTAGTAAGTTGAAAGTCCTCTGGTAACTCCTTACTCTTAGCGTCAAACTGCTTTGGGGGATTAGTAGCTTCCTTACCATATGCCGCTTTAAGTACAGCCTTACCTGTAAACGAACCGTCTTCCTGCTTGTCGAAGGGAAATGCAATCTTATCAGGCCAATTTTTCTCCCTTGCTTTTTGGTAAGCCTCATCCATCTGTCCATACAAAGACTTGGCTTTGTCTTTATCCATGCTAAACTTTGTCTCGTACTTAGCACCGTCCTCAAACGCGTCACAGGGTACACTCTTACCGTTTTCACCTGCTGAAGCATCGTATCTATAAGGTTGGTTAATACGTGGATAAAGTATTTCTACGTTTTCAATAATATAACTCATACTAATTTCCTTTACTGGTTGCGTTTAATTCAAAACCTTCTACTGCTGAGAAAGGAGACTTAGGTTCCGCAGGCACGTCTAGACTTATAGCCTTTAACGTGTCGGGGTTGTTCTTTAACTCTGAAACCTTGGTTGCCTCGCCTTCATTCAACGAACGTATTGGTTTAAAATAAAGTTTAGGGATCGGACTTTGTTCATCAAAATATACTCGCGTAACAATGCGAGTTGCTACAGAACCTCTGCTAGACAAAAACTTAACATATCCTTGCATCGGCATGTGTCCACTGTTACCCCTACCGTATATAGATGTAGCAGGTAACTGTAGTTGGTATACCTCGTCTAGTTGTCCATCAAACACAACAGCTAGGCGTTGGGCAAACCTACAAGCACGTCCACGGTTACTCCCTGACCCACGTATATTCTGTGGGCAATCCATACAACGGGCGGCTTGCTTGTTCTCTTCAAGTACATCTACGGAAGGTCTTTGCGTATCTGCTGACCAACATGTTGGTGCTACTGACCTGTTAGGGTCATAAGCATTCTCAAAATATGATCGTGATACAGGTGCCGCATTAACAACTACGATGTCCTTAAAGTCTTCTTCTATAATAGCTGTTTCTTTCCCAACCACAATAGAAAACTTCCTACCATACAAACTAATTCGACGCACATCACATATCCTCGTCAAATAACTCTTCTACTTCAGTTGGAGTAGCGGCTTCCTTTCTCTCCATATAACTTGCTACGCTATCTTCAGCGTGTTTTTGTGCTCCTCGCAGTACGGTGGATTCACTAACATCATCGTGACCAACCATAGCGCCATTAGACAGTAACGAGTTAGTCACATCCGAAATCCTAAACCTGTAAGTACTACCCACTTTAATATAAGCATCGGGGGTTATGTGTTTTCTACGCACCCATGCACGTATAGTCGATACTGATACCGCGAAGTGGTCAGCTATGTCTTCTATGGGTACAAATGATTCTTTCTCTTTCATTATTTTTTCCTTACCGCTACTGCGTATTCTGAATCTACATTAAGACCTTTTGGTACAAGGTCAGGGTTTTCTTCTAGAAACTGCCGAACATTACCTTGGTTAAGACGTTTATCAAAGAACTCTGGTACCTCGTTCTCCATAACAAATTTATACATAGACTCCCAATCGCTAGTCCAGTACCTAGTCTTAACTGATCTGTAAAATAGCCCTGCCGATGTCTTAACACTTTCTACACCTTGATCCTCACAGTACTTGAGCAGTGCTTCTTTTATCCTCTCAAGATTACCTGAAAGTTTAGAGTCCTTCTCTTTAAACTCCGCTGACAGTTCCGCTCTCTTTACCTTGATCTTTAGGTAAGTCTCGGTCAGTTTCTCAGGGGTTACATTATTACTCATACTTCCTCCAATCGTTGACGAGATGTACACTTTAGTGAGTATTTGTACACTAGTCAAGTATTTCTTTGTAAAGATCAATCATTTTTGTGTGTACGTCTATTCTACTATCTAATAGTGTGTAAACACGTTTCTCTACGCTTGATCCTTGTAGCTGAACAACGGTACACTTGTGGTCTTGTCCTGACCTGTGTACACGAGCGTTAGCTTGTAGGTAAGTTTCTAGTGAACTTGTTGGCCCCCACCACACTACAGTGTTTGCGGCTGTTAACGTAACACCATGTGCCGCTGCTTGAGGTTGTATCACTAACACCCTTGGATCATCCTGCTCTTGAAACTGTTTAAATATTTTAGTTCGGTTGGGGGCACTTACATCCCCACGAATTATTTCTGTAGATATCTTATCCTCACGTAACTTGTTAGTAAGTATGTCTATAACGTGCTTAAAGGGTACGAACACTAATACTTTCTTACTAGACTCATCTATAACTTCTCTTAATACTTTGTATCTGTGTTTTATGTCAAACTCTAATGCCCCTCCATCGTCTGTGTAGACTGCCCCTGCGGATATCTGTAGTAGTTTGTTCATGCTCACTGCCGCATTAACAGCGGTTATCTGTTCACCTGATGCTTGCATTACCATCCTGTCTTTTAACTCTTTGTAATACTTCTTCTGCTGACGTGTTAACTCAACCTCACGTTTAACGTATACCATCGGTGGTAGGTCAAGGCATTCTTCTTTTGTGAATCGTATGGCAGGTTGTAACGCGTTATATACTGTCTCTGTAGCGGTTTCTTGTGCTACCCACTTAAAGTTAGTTACCTTACGCATGACTTGATCTCGGAAAGAACCAAAGAACTTAGGTACGCTGTTAGGGTTTATCAACTTGGCTAAACCATACGCATCCAAAGGGCTTTGTGCCGCAGGGGTACCTGTCATCATCCATAACCAAGTATTAGGTTTTAATAACCTGTTTAGAGTCTTCCATCTAGCAGTCTGAGGATTCTTATAATGAGTAGCTTCATCTACAATTATCAAATCAAAACCCCCATTAGCGATTGTGTCTTCGACGATAGCTAACCCATCGTAGTTTATTACTACGTAGTCAGCACCGTTGTTAATAATTTTCCTACGTTTCTCTGCCGCACCATAGGCTACATCAACTGTTCTGTGCATAGCGAACTTAAACAAATCATCACGCCATGCGGAATCCATGATAGATAGTGGGCAGATAACTAGTACGCGGTTAATACTACCCATGTTTAGTAGGTAATCAGATGCCCATATAGCAGAGGCAGTCTTACCTGTACCTTGCTCATTAAAGCAAAACGACTTACGGTTAAGTGTTAGAAAGGCAGAAGTAGTTTTCTGGTGGTCGAATGGCGAGTACTGTCCCGTCCATTCATACTTACCTTCTATAGGAGAAGGTGCTTTTATGTTTAGGTTACGGAGTACATGAGCCTCTTCTATACCCCAGTTAACTAACACTTGGTTATCTACTAATTCTTTACTCTTTGGTATTACCGTAGTCACTTGACTAGGGTTGCGAAGGCGTAACAATAACGCTCTGTTGTCTACTATCTGCATGTTTTCATTGTCCTGTTAACTTGTTAGGTTGGTAGTATCTATATAACAACCCGCCGGGGAGCGTAAGCGTTTTTAAAAATAAGCCCTGCTTCGTCCACAGATAGGGCCAAGTCTGCCTTGTTATATATTTTGGACTTCCTAAATTTTATACGTTAAAGGGGGATCGCCTCGGAGGGCAACGTACTTTATTTTATGACGCATCTAGGCAACGTCTCATACACTATCATTTTTTCTTTTTGTAGTTCCTACTACGGTTAGCGGATTTACTCTCCACACGCACGCCATCCTTATTACTACCACCCTTGCTCAATGCTTTGTTATGGCTAACGTCTTTACCTTCTCGCTTGTCAGCCCTACCATCTTTGTTAGCATCTACACTGTTTCTGTCCATAGCTCGTCTAGCGCGTTGTCGTTCCATTCGGGCTTCATGTGCCGCGCTACCGACAGGGGGATTAGTTTGTTTCTTTCGGTCTGCTTTATTTTTATATGGCATTAGTTTCTCCCATTGTAAACACATTCTGTTACTACGCAGTGACGTTTGCATAGTCCACTTTGATTAGCATTCCACACATCTTTTATGTAGGCTTGCTCCATACGATTGTAATCGGCAAGCCACTTAGCCCACAGGCTCGGTGCTACTGTATAGTCATACTGTTCTTTCACTAACTCGTTACATACAACAAACAATAATCCACCACGTACCGTTTCTATACTGGGGTAATACTTAAATAGTGCTAGAGCCATAAGTTCTAACTGACCCCTATCTGCATACCTAGCGTTCTTACTTGTCTTATAATCTATAACCCATGCTACCTTAGATTCCCTATCAAGGATGACTAAATCTGCTATGCCTCTCCACCATACCTTATGAGAGAAAAAGTCGCAGGGTTCTAGGTTCTCAGTAAGGCCCATCTTCATCTCACATATCTTCTCCCCCTTCTTATCTATGAGAGAGTCTAGCACTGCCTTACCATACATAAACTTCTCGGGTAGTGGAGTATTATCCCTAACGTATTCCTCTGCCGCTAAGTGAAACGCTGTACCGTAGTACATTGCATCTGTCTCAGGTTCCTTGTAGTCCTTAACTATTTTAAGGTGGTTAAACTTCTTAGGGCACTGCTCAAATGATTTGATTTTTGAGAACGACCAAGGTTTTATACTCACTTATTCTGATCCTTTTCTATTGCTTCAGCCGCTTCGTATAGTCCTTCTATAAGAGTATGTAACATCTCCACATCAAGTACAATTTGTCTCTTATGCGAAGTAGTGCCTTCAACATCTATTTGTCGTACAAATACGAGAATACCTTGTTCATGGTCTTCCCCCACGATTATTTGCATGTGGGGGCCATTGGTCTCAACGTCCTTAGTCTTCTTCCAACTCTTATGCTTGTTCATATCTATAACATTACTCATCAGGTTCACAATCTCCGTAGGCTTTGGCTATACCAGACTCGCAGTCTAGAGGTAAACCTTCCGCCCATTCAGGTGTATTACGCATACACGCTTCTATGTATGCCTGTGCTTCTTTAGCTTCATCTATCGGTACGCAACATATTACGGAATCGTGTACTGTAAGCACTGCTCGGTACTTCTTGGTTATATTTATCAACTGATCCCCAATTATACATCTTGCGTATGCTTGGCATATGTTCTCTACCACCTTACCACCGTATATTCTGGTTCGGCCATTCCTAGTCTTATAATCAAACTCAATACCTTTAGTGCCTTGTGTCCACGATAGATCGTCATAACGCATGTTGAGTCCAGAGGGTAGTATTGTCCATGCGTTACCACTATCCGACCCATACTTAACTATACCTCTTGGGCCAAACGTACCGTAGTTACCACGGGACATATCAACTAGCATTGCCTGACATGTTCTCCATAGCTTATCTATATTAGCGTTGGCCTCGCGATATATCTTTACAACCCGACGGCCTTCTAGCAGTGGCATGTCTACTCCAAACGTCTTTAGCTGTTCTACGAATCTTTCTGCCCCCATACCATACCCACACCCTAGGATAGTAGTCTTACCTACGAACCGTTGTTCTTTAGTTACTTGCTCTTCGGGTATGTTATATATGACAGCCGCCATTTTTATATACACGTCTTCCTTGTTAGCGAAGGCCGAAACCAGTCCCCCCTCTTCTGCCAACCATGCCAACACTCGCGCTTCAATCTGTGAGGAATCACAATCAATCAGTGTGTAACCTTCGGGCGCAATGATACTCTTCTTTAACTTCTTACCATGTTGTCCACGACTAGGTAGGTTCTGCATGTTTATCTTATCATCCCCTCCCCATCTGCCAGTGTGCGCGGCATAGTACCTAATAGGTATGGGCATTAGTCCACGCTTGGCTATACCTATAAACCTTTCAGTACGCGTCTCCTCTAAGGTACTCTTTGTACCTAAACGTGTTGACACTAACGTCTGTACTCGGGGGTCTGGGTGGTTAAGTAAAGCTTTGAACCCTTCGTCAGACTTAGCGAAGGCGAGTGTTTTCTTACCTGTGGTAAGGCTTATCTTCATTGGGGGTACAACGCCTAACCCTTTAAGCAACTCAGCAAACTTAGGATTACTCATTAGTTCTTTCTTCGTTACACCAGAAGCTGTTATGAGGTCTTCTTTAACTTTCTTAGTTGTTTCAAGGTGTAGGTGTAGCATAGGTAGGTCTAGGTCTAACATAGGCTCAGTGAACATACGCAGGGTGCGATCTATTATGCGTAGTTCCTGTTTCGGGAAGTCCTTACCCATAATAGAGAATAACTTATACGTTAACTCAACGTCATTAACGCAGTAGTCTCCGTACTTATCTAATTCTGACTCGGTGAAGTCTCCAAGCCTCTTACCCATAGCGTCTACTACTTCTGTACCCTTCTCTCCTATCTTGTACCGTTGTGCTAGTACCGCAAGTGAACCACCCACTTCCACACCATGTAGGGCACGAGCAATACACAGAGTATCGGTAAGTATACGAGGATGAACATCAAATACCCAAGAAAGAATAGCACCGTCAAACAGAGTATTGTGAGCCAAAAGTACAGAATTAGCCCAGTCGAAAGTATTAAGGTAATCTTTGAGTTCTTCATGTGTACCGCTAGCCCATTCGGTGTTTCCATTGTTTACCTTAACACTTACACCGATCACCTCAAAGCGAGGGTCACGGATGTAAGATTCGGTTGTCATCTTGCGTAATGAATAGTCTTTGTCATAATACGTTTCAAAGTCTACGGTTATTAAATCCATTTACTGTCTTCTCCTCTTTGGGCGCGGCTACCCTTACTCACCTGTACGCTCACCTGTACGCTCATCTTTGTATAGTTCGCTACCTGTATCCAATATCCATCTGCTACCTGTAAGTCCATACCATATGCGAAATACTCGCCCATATTGAGACAGCCCAACTATCCGATCGTCACTTGGATCAAAAATAATCTGTATTATCCGTTCGTCAATCTTCATTTTCAACTACCTCTATTAACTTGTTAAGGTACCACTGCGCTTTCTTCAAGTCCTCCAAAGATTTTGACTTACGCTCGTATCTCCAAAGGTATTTCAGTGCCGCACCTTTGCAGTAACCCTTGAATGCTTCTGCACTCATGGATGCTTCTATACCGTCAATGCATTC